AAATATGTGATATTATTCACATGCTACACAATATTTAAAATTCTTTGCAAATTCTGATGCACTTGAAATGTTATGCTGATAATATAAAGATTTGATTCCCATTTCGTGCGCCAATAACATTAGCTCGTTTACTTCCTTTGCTTTCGTGTCTGATGTAATGAATAAATTTAAAGATTGACCTTGATCGATGTATTTTTGTCGGTGAGCTGCCTGAACTATAATTTCGGTTTGAGATATTTCTCTGGCAGTTTTAAAGACAAGCTTTTCGTCTTCGGTCAAGAAGTCAAGGTGTAAAACGCTACCTTGTTGTTTTTGGATACTTTCCCAAACTTCTTCGGTGTTTTGGCCTTTTTCTTGTAATAATTTTTCTAAAAATACGTTCTTAATTACGAACTTACCTTTGGACAAATCCTTGATCATATAGTTGCTCATCCAAGGTTCTATGCTTTGTGAAACTTGCATGATAAACGCAGAAGAAGTCGTTGGCGCAATTGCTTGAGTTGTAGTGTTTCTTCTACCTAAGCCTTTTGTCATTTCGCATTCTCCAAACATTTCAGCTAATTTCTTAGATGCTTTCAAAGAATTGTCGTATATGTTTTTCTGAATTTCAATGTTTATGTTCCTTGCTTGTAAACTTTCAAATGGAATCATCTTGCTTTGCAACAAAGAGTGGTATCCCAATCTACCGATTCCTAAAGCTCTGTGTTTTTGAGAGAACGATACGGCTATTGCCAAGAATTTTACTTTGGAAGCTTTCTCGATAAACTCGGTCATTGCAGCGTCCAATAAGAACGTTAATACCTCTACGCAATCGGTGTCTTTCCACTCTTCGTAGTAAAAATCGTTCATAGAACCCAAATCGCAAACAAAAGAATTTTCGTTGTCCGAAGGTAACATGATCTCGGTACACATTTGAGAAGCTTTAATGGAATTCTTTCCCTTATAAACTTCCGGTACTGATTCGTGATTGTTGGCGTTGTCTGTAAAGAATATGTAAGGTAAACCAGTTTCGAATTTCTTTTGGATAACTTTGGCCCAGATCTTTCTCTTCTTTGAGTCTCCTGATTTCATTGCTTCCAACCATTTGTCAGATACGCACACTCCCCATGTAATGTGTTGAATTGGATCCCCTTCTGCTCTAATGTTCAACCACTCTTCGAAATCGGGGTGATCGATGTCTTGATACGCAGAAAAATATCCACGTCTAACCGAACCTTGATTCATTGATTGAGCGCAAGATTGGAATAATTCCAAGAACGCTTTAGAACCGTTGCTGTGTCCGTTGTTTGTAATTTCGCTACCTCTTGGTCTTAAAGCACCGAAGTATCCAGAGGTACCACCGCCGTATTTGCTCATTGTTCCGATCTCTGCTACGGAACTTAAGATGCTTTCTACGCTATCGTCCACGTACACTCCAAAGCAGCTGATAGGTAATCCTCTATTGGTACCAAAGTTGGTCCACATTGGAGTGCTCAAACTAATCCAACCATTGGCTATGTATTGTTGTAATTTTTCGCTGTAACCTTCAACGCCCAAGATTTTCTCTGCTGCGTCTCCTATCACTTTTAATCTGTCCTGTACAGTTTGTCCTGGAAGTAGGTAATCCTTTTCCAAGAACGATTTAGAATACTTGTTTAGCCACTTGATCTTCATTTACTTTATTGTTTGTATGTTGTTAAAAAATATCTTCTGCCGTTATTGCTTGAGCTTTCTTCTGATAAGCTGTTGGCGTTTTGTGGAAGAAGTCAGTGTGTGTTTCTGAGTCTACTTCTACGTTGAACCATTCAGAACCTTTCAATATCTCTTTGTCTATTTCGAATATTGGATTAGCGCCGATCATCTTCAAGGATTCATTGAACCTGTTCTTAGTGAATTCTAATACATCTTGCTTAGATAAAAAAGTTAATTCTCCGAGTTCGAAGATCCAATCGATAATATTTTCCTCTGCGGTGTAGGCTTTCTTACAAGCTCTTTCGATTGTCTTGTAGAAGTCCTCGTTGAACCACTCGGGATTTTCTTTTTTGATTAGGTTGATAATATAAGCTCCTGCCATTGCGTGTAACTTCTCTTCTTTCATTGTGGCCTGGATAACGTTATCGATACCCTTGAAAGTGTTCTTCTGCTTATTAAAAGATTTGATAATATAGAACTGGCTAAATAAAGAGCAGTTCTCAACGAACAGAGAAAATAAAGTCAGTGTAAGTGTGTAAAGTTCTTTGTTGTTTGACCCTGCGTTCTTTAGGTACTTTGCAAGGTAATCGATCCTTCCTTGGATAACTGGGTTGTCCATCAGTTCGTCGAAAGCTTTGTTGAATCCAAGTAACTCTAACACATGGCTGTAAGCTCTGCTGTGTCTTACCTCGGACTCTCCAAAAGTATTTCCCAAAGCATCGAACTCAGGCTTTGGAAATTGAGAGTATAAATTGCTCCAGAATCTTTTTACGTTAACCTCGATTTGGGATATAGCCAACATTGCGTTTTTAACCGCATTCTTTTCTAGCTTATTCAAATTAACTTTAAAGTCCTGTATATCCGAATCGTAAGAATACTCGGTATGGATCCAATAGCTGTGATTAATAGCATCCACGAAATCGTAGAGCTCAGGGTATTCGAATGGCTTAAACGCCACTCTTTTCTCAAATATAGACATTATTAGTTAATTTTAATATATAATACACAATAGACTAGCCTGTAGAGTATTTTAGCGCTCTATGATTGGCAAGTCTGTAAAGTTCTAGGTTAATTAAGCAGACGGAAGTTTTCCTAAGTTGTTATCGCTAGGGATAAAGCCGTTTGATAATTTAGCAACATTTGGAGTAGTAATCCTTGTGTTTGTTTGCGTGCTTTGACCGCCCGCGTTTAATGCTGCAATTCTATCTGCATACTTATCAGGAGTTTCAGTTGGTCTGAAAGCATCTCCTTTTTTGGCTTTTTTAAATAAATCTATTAAGAAACTCATGGTGTCTGTTTTGTTCTAATAAATATGATCTTTTTAGAATAAAATTAATTAACTCTTTCCTACCAATTCAACAAATTTTTGGTTCAAATAGCTTTTCTCGTCCGGACTAAATGTGGATTTGTTCTGTAGCTGGGTCCTTGGTGGACCGCTTTGACCGTTGTCAAAGGTTAGATCGTCCTCGTCCATTTCGTCCTTATTGATCTCTATGTTACCGTTATTTGTATTCACCTTAGCGCCATAGGTCATACCATCAGCGCCGTATCTGTTCTTCATAATATGTATACGGCCAGTTCCATTGACCTTGTCCTGACGCTTCCTGGACAAAGACATGGCGAAATCCGCAATCATCATCTTATTGTAGGACCCTGCCGCTTTGTCACCTTCGATTACGTCGTCCTTGGCTCCCATTCTATTTACTTGCGATACCGTCCACACTGGCACTTTAAGTTCTCTTGCCATACCCTTAATTGCTGTGTACACGTCGTCGATTGCGTCCTTTGGGTCTATAGATCTTGTCTTGCTCTTTAACAAGTCAACGTAGTCGATAATAACCAAGTCAGGTGGGTACTTCAAGTCCCTACACTTTTGGATGTGAGATTCTATGGTTGCAGGTCCAGCTTTTCCCATTGGGAACTCTTTAATGATCAACTTACCTGGTAACTTATTCACCACTTCGGAGATTTTGTCCTTGTGTAAGTGAATCTGTTGAGCATCGATACCCGTAAATAAAGCATCGTACCTTTTACCAACGTAGTCCTCGGAAAGTTCTAATGTATAGTGGCACACTGTGAATCCAGCTGCTACTGCTCTTGCGCCAAGATTAACTAGCATCCAAGACTTACCACCACCAGGGTTTCCGAATATTAATCCTAGATCTCCAACTCCCAAACCACCCATAAGTAAGTTGTTTAGATTGTCCCATGGAGTTGGTACCGGCGATCTTTGTTCTTGTCTGTATCGAGTTTCCATGTCTTTTTCGTACTCGTGACCGATAGTTTTGTCTTGACCCGCTTTCGAGGCCATGTTAACTATGTGTCTAATGTCTTCGTACTCGCCTTTCTCCAACAATTTAACCGATTCCAATATCGCGTTCTTTAATTGCTGGTTTCTACAGAAGTTTGAGAACTCTTGCTCTACGTACTCTCTGTCTTCGTTTGCTGCCTTTAAAGCCTCTTTCAATTGTTCTATTACGCTAACCTTCAATACTTCGTTGTCGATCTTCTTTACTTCAACTTGTAAAGATTCTGGCGAAGGGGTTGTGTGATACTTGTAATAGTATCTTAACGTTTCCGATACGATCCATTTGTGAGCCGGGTTATCGAACATGTTAGTGTCCAATACATCGTTAACGTTTTGTAAAAACTCCTTGTGCTTTAATAAGCTCGACAAAACCTTTGTTTGAAATCCATTTCCGTAACTTTGTAGTGTGTTCAATACTGCCATAACTTATTTATATTTACTTATTTCATGAAATTTTTCGAACAACCATATCTGTAGGTTGTTTATGCTTTTGCCCAAATCGTCCTCTTCGTACAGCTCTGCAAATTCTTTGGGTCTAAAGGTCTTCGTTGGATTCTCTAGAATGTAGTCTATGGTTTCCATCGAATCTTGCGGTATGTTGGGATTTTTTAGGTCCATCAACTGTTCGTTAACGTACAGCTGATTTTCGAATGCAAGAATCCTTTCGTATATGTTTCCTTTGCTGGCTCTTGCTTTGTCCAATATTTCGTCTAACGTGAATACAGTATCGTCTGCCAACTCTGGGTAGTGCTTCAATAAGGTCTTCTGCCCAATACCTTTGACGCCTGGTACGTTGTCTCCGCTGTCTCCCATCAATACTTTC